CGAAGAGGCTATTGCTGTATCCTCTAGAATGAGGAACAAGATTGCGGCTGACATCGAGGCTATTGGCAATGTGGATGGACTAGACCAGCAAGCCGAAAAAGCACTTGAACTTGCAAAAGAAATAGAAGGTCTTGATAACGAGGACCTTTCAGACATCAGAAATGCCCTTGTAGATTTTGCAGGAACAGCACTCAGAGCATTTTCAGAAACCCGTCGTGAGGTTGCAAGACTTGAAGAATCTCTTGATAGTCTTGAGGATAGAAACCTTTCCCTAGAGGAAAGAATTGCCAAGGTAAACATAAAGATCAGAAACTTTGGTGATGAGGTCGCTACTGCCACTGAACTTGCAAGACTTGAGGCAAGAAAACTGAGTGATGAAACTGTCCTTAGTTCTGAGGCAACAGATGAACAAATACGAACGGCAATTAAACTTGAAGAACAGTTTGTAAAGAATGCAAGAACCCTCGCTATAAAAGAAAAGAGGCTTTCTGATTTAAGTGAAACTCAAGATAAGTCCACCAATTTTACCAAGGAAGCCGCAAAAGCTCAAGATAAATTAAATAAACTACTCTCAAAAGTCAATTTCCTTGAGAACCTTGTAGATCTTTACAAGGAAGGATCCATCACGCTTGATGAATACAATATCAGGCTTGCGGTATTCAACAGGCTTCAGAAGGACAGCCAGGGTCTTACAAGAGATCAGGCAAGGGCTCTTGAAGAGGCTCAAAGACGTATCGAGGAAGCAACTCAAGCCGAAGATGATATAACCAAGAGTCGTAAGGATGCAAGAAAGGCTCAGAAGGACCTTAACGAGGAGATAGAGGACTTTACCAAGGCTCCATACGTTGATGCCCTTGAAAGTGTGGCAGATACACTTGAGGATACTTTCAGGGATGCCCTTGATGGATCAATTACAAGTCTCAAGGATTTCGTTGGGTCCTTCATGGACATCTGGAAGGACTTGGCGGCAAGGATTGTAAGAAACAAGTTGATCCTGCCTGCCGTGGCTTCCGTAGGGGGTTCTTTCGGCATTTCTCCTCAAAGCCTTGGTCTACCCGGTGGTGGAGCCTTTTCTTCTCTAGGAGGTATTGCTAGTAATCTCGGAGGAACATTCGGGATCTCCAATGCAGGGGTTTCCCTTGGAAACAGTATTGCCACATCCTCTCTTGGTCAATCTCTTGGCCTATCGACACAAGTTACAGGAGGTCCACTATCCGTAGCCGCCGGAACAGGCACATTCGTTCCAACAGCAGCGGGCCAAGGACTATCAACCTTCTTAGGAGGCGCCACGTCCTTAGCAGGTGCGGGTGGTGCTTTCGGAGGTAACTTCCTCGCTAACTCCATTTTAGGGAGTGATAGGGGTATAGGCTCCACTATTGGCGGTGCAGTAGGCGGACTTGGTGGAGCAGGCGGTGCAGCCCTCTTGGGTGGTGCTTTTGGTGGTCCTATCGGTCTTGCTGCCGGTGGACTGATAGGCGCCTTTGGTGGTAATGCTCTTGGGGGTCTTTTCGGTCCTAGTGCACCTTCTAATGCTTTTGGTCTGCAATTCAACCCTAGAAGCGGGAATGTAACTCAAAAGCTGGATGCTGACAATGAGTCATCCGAGCAAACAAGGAGTGCCGCTCAGAACCTTGTCGGTGTATCCTCACGGTTGTTTCAGCAACTAGAGAATGTCACCAATGCTACATCAACCCTGTCCAACATCATCGCTGAGGGCAATGAGAGGACCGGAAACAAGCTGATTTTCCAAGGTCCTTCTGGTCGGAGGGAGGAGGTCGTCACCGATGAACTATCCGCTCAAAAGGCCGTTCTACGTGACTTTTTGAGCACGACAAAGGGCCTACCTCAGAATATCGAGGCTGCACTTATCAGGGCACTTCGTAGTAACACTTCGGGTGCTATTGACGAGGCCCTGTTTGCCATAAACACTTTCAAGGATTCAGAAGAGAGTGTAAAGGGGCTTGGAGATAGTTTCACCAGTTTCCGTGGACAGCTTGAGAGCGTCAGAGATACGTTCGAGGAATACCGTAACTCCCTTGAAAAGCTGGGTCTGTCCTCCGATAACCTTACCAAGCTAGAAGAACAGAGGATCAATGCGCTAAGAGATCAGATTACTTCACCCTTGGAGGGTATCCTTGGTGACGTGGCTAATCGTCGTGGTGGACTCCAGGCTATTGAGTTTGCAGAGCAACAATTCAATGAAGTATCCAGAAAGGCCATTCAGGGAGATCAGGCAGCAATTCAGCAGCTTCCCGGTGTGTCTAGAAATCTCCTTGATAGAACGTCCAACGTGTTCTCAGAGGGCACTGGTCAGTTTGAGAAGAGAGCAACACGGGTTGAAAACGTCGTTGGACAAGTAATCGATAACGTGGATCAAACCATCCGTGAGGTGTTTCCTGAAACAAAGATCAACCGTTCCTCTGAGGACCTAGTTGTTGAACTAAAACGTAACTCGGAGAATCTTAGGCAGGAAAATGCAGAAATTATCCGTCAACAAGAAGAGATAAACGCTGGTCTCAGAACCTTGGTAGAGGAACAACAGGAGAATAACAGGATTGCCATCCGTAACTTCAATTCAAGAAGATTCTCTAACCCGAGAGAGAGGGTTATCGAGGGTAAATAATGTCACTTAGTCAAGAGACGTATAACTCACACAACCCGAAAATAATGTACGTCGTCAACATGACCTTGAATGGTATTGGTGGTGAACGGCTTACATTAAGGTTGAGTGATCTTCCACTCAATACCGACGATACTTTTCCTGTTGAAGAAGATCGGAACCAGAGGTTTGAACCAAGGCTAGAAGAGCCTCTTACATACTCTCGTAACACTGTAAGTAGCCGTTACGGGGGTAGGTCAAATTTTCAGGGTGGTGAAATCAGGTTCTCTCTTGAGGATAATAAACTTGTCTTTCCCTTGTCATGTGACCCGATTGACTCAGATACCGAGATTGAACTGACTACTAAAATTAGTGCTTGTGGTATCCTTAATGAAGGAACTACATCGGCTGGTAGATTCTTGTCCTTGTATGACACTGGTGGTCAAAACTGTAAAGTCTACATCTATGACTATGAAAATAATGTCGTGGAAAAACTTTATGACGGGACAATGAGATCGTGGTTCGTGGATGTAGAGGGTCAAGTTGTTGTCCCTATCGGTGGTGTGGCGGATATTCTCGATATACCAATCCAGAGGGCAAAATATGCCGGAACAGGTGATCTAGAAGGTACAATTGAACTTGAAGGACAAAGTAAACCAGTTGCTCTCGGTGGTCTCAATGTTAACTGTACCCCTGTTCTGATTAACAAGGCTGACAGGTTGTACGAGGTTCACACCGACAAGGATGGCAATGGCGCTCCCGTGAACGACATCGTGAACGTCTATATCGGCGGTGTGGAGATCGTCCGTGGTTTGGACTACCCTGATACGGCAGCCCTCAGAGCGGCCTCTGTACCCGCTGGTGAGGGCGCTACATGCTTTGCTGAGGGGAGGTTCCGCCTCGGTAGTGACCCCGGAAGCGATGTGACCTGCAACGTCATCGGGGCCGAGTTTGGGGGTACACACTACACACAAGTAGGTGAACTTGTCAGAGAGGTAGTAGATAACTACTCTGATTTTGGTCTGTCTTATTTTGATACCAGCAACCTTTCTGATTTCGACAGTGAAAGAGGTTACGAGGTTGCAAGATATATAGGCTTGGGAGAAGAGATTACGTTCTCGCAGTTCTTCGATGAAATCTGTGCATCAGTAGAAGGTACATGGGGAGATGACAGCCAAGGTGTCATAAAATTCTTTAATTTAAGTAGACCCTCAGACGTGGCTGTATCGGGAGATTCTAGGGAATTTAACGAGAACGATATTATCGTTGACACATTCGAGTTCATAGAAAAACCGTCAGATGTAGATCCCGCAATCAAGGATTATATTGTGAGGTATGCTATTGACAATACAATCAATAGTGTGGTCACTGCGCCATTTTCATCACTTCAAAGACTTGAAAACCGCCAGGAATATCTTACAAGGGCTTTCACTGGTGCCAATTCTCCCAACTACTTTGGATTGGTAGAGGGGAGATTTCCGACAGCTAAGAAGTTGGAAGTCACTACCCTGATAGAGAATGGACCCAATGCAGAGATATTCAGAAATGCTCTATTGGACCTCTACGATGGTACTCTTAAAAGGGTAAGATTTGCTACCAGCATCAAGGGGTATCAAGTGGAGATCGGTGACATCATTCAAGTAGACAACGACGAAGAAGATTTCTCGGAACTGGTCTTTGTTACTGGCAAGGAAGTAACTACATCAGAGCACGAGACAGTCATAGAAGGCTTATACGAAGATGACTAATAGTGTATTTTGCTATAAAGATCACGCAAAGGATAGTATTGTCACTGCAACAAACGAGGAATCCAATTTTCCCGTAACTAATATAAGGACACTTGACTTCACTGAAGTCGGGAGGTTCACGGGGGCATCAACGGTTATCTCCCTATCTTTTACAAGTTCAATTGATTTCAGGATCATCTCTTTGTCCTCTATCGGTGACAGTGGGTTCTCCGGTTTCACTACGTTCGAGATTGACGCAGGAGGTGGAAATACATTTGATTCGGGCTCGCTTGGAAGTGGACAGGTTTACTCAGAGGACAGCCTTTACAGACAGGCTTATGCTGATTTCGGACAAACAGTCTCTACAACTTCAATAGATATTACCCTTACCGCTTCTGTAAATTCATACCTGGAAATCGGTAGGCTCTATGTTGGTGAGGAGGCACCTATCACACTTGCACCCACTTACCCACTGACACTAGGTAGGGAATACAGGACAAGAAGGGTACAGACTTTGAGGGGTCAGCAATACTTCTTCCCAAGGCTTTCTCCAAGAAGAAAGACAGTGGAATATGATCTTGTCCTCAATCGTCCCGAACTCATTAACCAATTCGAGAGAAGGATTGACTTGGCGGGGGTAACAGGGGATCAACTTTTCTGGGTGGAGGATGTTGATGACCCTGACGTGAAGAGGGACGCCATGCTTTGTACCTTGGTTTCCAGCAGTTCGCGCATCCCCTCCTTTGGTAGAAACAGGAAAAGAATTGAGTTAAGGGAAGTCGGGGGAGTGGTCAGCCCAACGGTTCTATGATGCTTGAACATATCAAGGATGTAGCGAAAGAACATGGTGTAGATGGGATCAGGACAGTTCAGCATGTCCTCAACAGGTTCCTTGAACCACCGGGAATAAAGCCTACCGGCGTATTTGATAATCAAACCAAGTTAGCCATCAAGACCGTATCAAAGTCCAACGCCAATAGGTTCAACAAGGCACTTTTCGAGAAGAGGTTGAACAAGTATCCCCTACAAGGAGATGTAGACGAGAGGTACTGGAAAAGACTTGAATGGAAAAGGTTTACCAAGTAAAGAGGCCCCGTAAGGGGCCTTTTTCAGTCATACTCTCCATCCCTGATTTCGTCTAAAATATCCTCCCAGACTTCCTCTAAGTCTCCTATGGAGAACTCTTCCTTCAAGTCTCGTATGACTTCCGAAAGTCTATCATAGATCAAGTCTAGGTCATCATTCATTCTCAACCTCCTCCTTTAACCAACCAAGGTAAACCTCGGCTTTCTTCAAATCCTCAAGACCATTCTTGTAAGTGTATCTCCAGATATACTTGATACAATTACCCTTGAGGTATCCCTTGAACTCTTCGGTACTCATGGAAGCCTTGATAGCTTCAATACACTCGATGCCACCGGAATTATAGTGGGTGGGAGAGTTTACGGTATCTACAAAATCCTCAAGAGGTTTACTACACATTTCACAATCGCAAAGAAAGGGGTGGGGTTTGACTTCAAACATCAGACTACCTCTAGATCACAGGGTTCAGCGTAAGAGATTTCAAGACCCCAATTGACAAGGATAACCTCACCAACGGGGTCCAATGTTACAGGCTCATCGTCTACGATCACTCCCACTGCATCGGTGATTGTATGCCTTACCTTTTTTTGTCCGTTATTCATGTTAGGCCTTCCTTGTTGTTACCCATTCATATACCCCAACACCCATTGTCGTGTCAAGCCTGATCTCACCACGTCCTCTGGCCCGAACTCAACCATACCCACTGGAATGTGATGCTTTCTTGCAACACTCATGGCATGTGATAGGCCACTCTCATGACGAAGGTCACTCTGTTGAAGGTCCCCATTAATGACTACCCTTGACCCTTCACCCATTCGAGTAAGAAACATCTTCATTTCATGTTGAGTGGTATTTTGTGCTTCGTCCAATAACACACAACAATTCTCGAAACTCCTACCTCTCATGGTCTCGAATGGTGCAAACTCGATGTTACCTTTCGAGATAGCTGTATCTACTGCACCAACCCCTAGTTGCTTCCTGAGAACTTCCATGACCGGAACAGCCCAAGGCTCGATCTTCTCTAGGAGAGTGCCAGGATAGAACCCGAGGGACTTAGAGGAAGAAATGTTGGGTCTCGTGAGAACAATCTTGTCAACCTCTTTCTTGAGATAGAGTTCAGCGAAGTATGAGGATGTCACATACGTCTTACCTGTTCCTGCCGGCCCGAGGACAAAGACCTGTTCATATTCCCCTAGAGTCCTCAGAAGCTCTTTCTGCCTGTTGGTCTTGGCTACAATAGGAAAAGGAAGCCCCTTGGGGCTCCCCTTGTAATTGGTTTTACGCTTGGTTGTCATGAATCAGTTTCCTCGGAGAGCATCTTCAAAGCCTTTTCTTCCGACACTTTTCTCCACCTTCTCCAACCCATTTCATACCAAATCCAATACTCACCAAAGATGTTCAATAGCCTTGAGGTTCCGTGTGTGGTAGTCCGGGGGTAATACTTGAGGCAGAAAAGTTCTGGACTTTTACCACTTCTGTGAGGTCCTTCACAGTTATTCTTTAGGGGATCTTCAATTTCATACTCAAGAACTTCCTTATTATCCTTTAGATCCTCAATAACGTTGTTGATGGTTTTCAGTCCACATACATCTCCATACTCTCCATCCCTTATACCCTCAAAGATTTCAAGAGTCCTACAGACCTCATCGTAATCTAGAAATTCACGATATAGTGTCATTATACCCCACAGCTTCCACCCTTGGATGATAGATCACAGATATCGTGTGTCTCTACATGCTCTTCAAACTCTTCACCCAACTTTTCTACCGCTTCCTTGTAAGGAACTGATGTAAGAGGCTGACCACCACGAGAACCATCAGGATAACAAGTAAAGCCTCTCAGGCGTGGAGCATACTTGGCAAGAGTGTTTGCAAACTCGTCTACACGATCCTTGTTGTTATACTTGGAACCCCAAGGTGGTAGGTTAATTGTAGAAGAGATTGCCATGTCAACGTAGTCTTGAACATCAGCTTGGAACTTGATACGACGTTCATAGTCCTCAGCCAGATCAAGCGCACTTTCCACACCTTCAGGATCGGCACCATACCTGTCAATAAGTTCCTGAGCGGCGCTGTCAACAACATACTGGTAGTGCCACCTATTACCATTCTTGAGGTAACGACGCTTGTACGCAACAGCGAAGATGGGCTCAATACCCGTGGAGGTTCCCGCAAGTATACCGATACTACCTGTCGGTGCAATGGCACGGTTTGCCACAGGGCGTGAAATACCAAGTGCATCAGCGAATTGACGTGATACCTTGTCACTCTCACCTCGATAGACACTAAGCCAGTTATGAAGTTCAGGAGTTACTTCGTAACGATAACCACGTTGAATAAGCCACTCGTGAACACCCATCAGGCCAAGTCCAAGCCTGCGGTTCTTTTCTCTCACACTGTCTACTTTTGGATAGGGTAGGTGAGCTTTAAGTGTTCCACAAACAAGGAACATGGTTGCAAGCCTTACCACATCCCTCAGATCATTTACATCCTTGATCCGTCCAAGGTTGAGGGAACCCAGGTTACACACGTCACTGTCATCTTCGCTCGTCACTTCACAACAGGCATTACGTAAAGTTTCGTTTTCCTTGTCAAAGAAGTTGAATGAAAATCCGGGCTCTGCTGTCCGAAGGGCTTGAGACACATTTTGACGAAATACATCTCCTACGTCACCCGTCTTGTAATAATCGAGAAGCCAATCGGTGTCATAGTTAACCGAAATATTTGTCATATCCAGTGGTGCAGGGAAATTGAAGTCGTCCTGCTTGATGTCCCAGAGGCTCTGGCCTGTCCTTCCGACAAGCATACCGGCCCAATCCTTTGCCTTCAGGAATGTAGATACGTCCCCGTGCTTCCAGTTAAGTGAGGCGTAAATTGCTGAACGACGAGAGCCTCCCTGCATGACACGACGACCAATCTCGTTGATCATGTTCATCTTGGGAATAGGGCCGCTCGCCTGACCCCCTGTTCGGTGAATTGGGGCTCCCTCCTCACGATAGACAGAATAATCAACCCCGATACCGCCACCTGTCATAAGACAGCTTTCAGCCTTCCAAGAAAGGTTAGCCCAATCTTCTCTACTGTCCTCCTCTGCTTTAAGAAGGAAGCAATTGTTAAAGAACTTGTTATGGCGACCAGCGTAGTAAAGGTAACGACCACCGGGAATGAACTTCATATCCGAGATACACTGAACAAGTTGATCCTTATCTTCTTGATTCAGGTATCCCCCACATACATCTTCCACAAGTGTCCTTGCGAGATCAGGCCAGGTTTCGGCACCTTCATGCCTATACTTCTGATTGAAAATATCTTCTGAAAACTTGGAACGGAATGATGGGTTTAGATTGGATCTGTATGACTTCATTTGTTGTCCTCTTTATACGAAGGGGGAAAGGTCTGGTTTCGTGTAATTCGGCCCTTTAAGGATTTTCCCATCTGAGCGACGAACAGGCTTACCGTCCTCTCCAAGTTTGGACATATTGGAGCGGTGGACTTCCTGAAATGCTGGATAGAGGGAATACCCAAGGGAGGATGTGATGATGTAAGACATCTGTAGGATAACGTCAAGGGTATCCTTTGTGTTTTCTTCGTCCGAAAAATCACACCTTAGATTGAGGTTCCTGAGTTCAAGGAGCATGAAATGTATATAGGACAAAGAAGGCCGTGTGTGCCCCAGTTCATAGACTACAGGTAAAGGGCTCCAGACAGTCACTCCGAGGGCCAGAGAGGCACCAAGGGTTACATAGACCACATCACACATCTCCTTGAGAAAGTCTGCCTCACACCCATCATGGGGCTCATAGACGATGTTTGTCAGCGCATCGTATGCCTCTTTCAACTCTTCATCGATAAGTCTGAACCTTAGTTCCTGAAGTTTTGTATCATCGATAAAGTACTTGTTTACAGGGTGTCCGAAAGCCTCATGGAACTCTCTTACCATTTCCCTTG